ATTTAGCGTCAAACGAAGCTGCATACTTGTGAAACAACTTACGTTTGCCGTAAGACACACCTCTCGTTGTTTCTTTAAAGCCCTGTCCGCTTGTACGAGTTGTAACTTCGTAGTTGGCAAACAGATTAAAATCTACCCATTCTTTTATCATTGCTGATACTTTCTTGTGTAGATTTAATTCCCAACGATCATAAGGTTCTCTCTCAGGATCGTTAAAAGTTCTTATGGATACATGCGATAACAAGATTACATTCATCTTTCTTTTCGCACCCAGGTCATCGAACATATGTAACAAGGTACGATATAGTTCAGATGCTTCTGTGTATCCTTTACCGAAACCCAAAGCCTCGATTGATTTGACTGAATGATTTTGACACACCTTCTGATGTATCAGTTTCTCAGCCCAATCAGTTGTATCGAAGACTAGAGTTTTGTAATTGTGTTCCTCGTGCAACAATGTATTAACTTGTTGCAATACTTCATCGTATGTTTGACACAAAGGAAAAGATGGTACGTCAATAAAGTTTGTTCCATCTTCTGTCTTAATAAATATTGGTCTAGGGGCTTGTGAGGCAAAGGTGCTTTTACCAATACCGTTTGTCCCGGACACATTAATCTTTAGTGTTGGCACTTTGATTCCTGTCTCTACTGAATCTAATAAACTCATTTTGTTTCTCCGTTCATTTCTACTTTTCCATCACTTGTTAAGAATAGAGTTACATCATCATTAACATCAAATCTACTCCTCCATATATGGACATACTCTGGTGCGGCTCTAGTATCTTCTACATATATGGTTAGATCTCCAACCTTTATATATGCACATTGATCATTTCTGTTGTCTATTTCTATCATTTTGTTTCTCCATTAGTTAGTTTAGCTATATCAACTTCTGCCAAATCGTTATTCATCAAACCTTTTTTAAGATCAAGCAATAATTTCTGTGCAACCTTTTGAATGAAAAATTCATGGATGTCTGGGTGATCGTTTGTGTAGTGTCTCAAACCTTTCGATATTTCATATAACATATCGTCTGCTGATCCCTGTAACCCTTTTTGTAAAAAGTTAGCCTGTGCTTCTTGATATATTTTGTGGCTAAACAAAAATTCTTCCATTGATTGTTCGCTCATTTCTTACCTCCCTTCAATGGATCTATGAAAGATATGTAAGGCCTTTCATTAATCTTGGTTTGCAAACCCTCTTGTATCTTTTCATATACATCTTGATTCTCTTCCTCAATTTTTTTTGACATGGCTTTGTCTTCAACGAACTGTGTTTTGAATGGGAATAGATTCTTGGGTATGTCTTTCTTTACTTTGCATAAGAACTCTTGGTCCCAGGATCTAGTGATCTTGTATTGCAACCTAATATCTAGGGGTATGATATTTTCTAGAGGGACTCTAGTAGATCCACCTGTATTAGAAAGTTTCTTGATATGCTTTTGAATCTCAGGACGAGAAGCAATTTCGTTGTCTAGCTCTGCACTAGCATCTTTTAGTTCAGCTTGCATTGTTAAATTCTTTTTCTTTTCTTTTAACAAATCTGCAAGGCAGAGTTCACTTATGTTTTTCTTTTTCATTATCAGTCTCCAAACTTTTAATAACTCTATATTAGTCACATAGAAATTTTATGTCAAGTTAATACTTTACATTTAGTAAATAAGGATTTATTATTCCAATCAGACACGTTCCTTAAATTGCTATGTTCCATTTAACAGATGACCGATTTGCATAGCAAGTTTCAACGTCACCCGGAAACAAGGGGCGTGTCGCCACATTAAGAATAGGAGAGACATGAAACTAAAAGACTACATCGAGAAGAGAGGCGAAGAACCGTTAGCCAAAGATCTAGGCGTATCAGTAGATACAATAAGATCCTGGAGATACGGCAACAGACAGCCCTCTGTCAACCAAGCAAAGAAACTAATCAAACTGACTGGACATGCTCTCGATTGGGAAAGCATATACGGAAGCGTAGAGGCGTAACATGTCTCTCGATTTACAATTCAATCTTGTTGGAGACGAGATCGATGATAAGTCACGCAAAGACATGTTGGTTTCGTATTATGAAAACAACTTTCATCTTATACCCTGTGGTTCAAGGGACGATGTAATACCAGATTATTTCAAAGCAAGACATCCCAACGAAGAAGAAGATGTCCTTATCAAACGATGGTCAAAGACTCCAAGAGTCAAATGGTCTGATCACATAACCAATCAACCAAGCAAAAGAGATATAAGCAATTGGTACAAACAGTTCCCCAAATGCAATTGGGCGGTAGTAACAGGTATCACCTTTGTTGTATTGGATGCAGACTCGCAAGAGGCTTGTGAGTTTGTAGAGTCAGGCAAGATTACAAGAACGCCTCTCAAACAAAGAACGCCTCGTGGTGGCTATCATTATTTCTACGCTATCAATCCTAATCTTACAATCAGAAACACAACAGGCAGACTAGACATCAGAGGTGAAGGTGGCTACGTCATGGTAAGCCCATCAAATAAATATATGTTTGAAACTATGGATAACATCATTGTAGATTCGATGGATGATTTACCTGTACTGAATAGCCAAGACATGAATGAGATTTACGATTTCAATAATGATGGCAAAATCAGTTTAGATAATAAGACACCTCTATCGCTAGATGGTGTGCAATCCGGGATGCGTAACGATACGCTGGCAAGACTTGTAGGCAAATGGATTCTAGAGGGTTGGGGCATGCGAGAAGTCATCATCAAAGCATTGGATTGGAATCAAACCAACAATCCTCCAATGAGCGTGCAAGAAGTATTACATACAACTAATAGTATTTGCTCTGGACATCTAAAAAGAAACCAAGATGACACAGACGTTGGCATATTGAAATGGAATACAAGCCAATGGCAGATAACACTAGCTGACGAACTCAAAGAGATTATGGATCAGGAAGATCCAATAGACCAACAGAAGAAACAAAAGGTAGTTGAAAGAGATCCGTTAGGTTTAAAAGCATTTAATGATCCCTTTTGGGATTCAATGGATTCAAGTCGTATCGAACAGTTTTGGGGTGATGCTTTTGTTTTTGAACAATCAAGGGTTTTGCTTCTTGGTAAGCCCAAGATAGGTAAGTCACATTGGCTAGGGGCATTCGCTGCATCTGCCACGACAGGCACAGAGTTTATGGGCAAGCAGTTCTCAAGACCTTTGAAGGTCATGTGGTTACAGGCAGAAATCATTCACGAGTTTTTGAAACAAAGAATAGAAATGTATTACAGGCCTTATCATCACGACCCGGAACTATACAACTTAGGCAAATCAAACCTGATAGCATCAGGCAGACTGAGAAAGAACATAATGAGAGATGGCGATATGGATTCAATAGCAGAAAGCATCGAGTATCATAAGCCTGACTTATTAATGATTGATCCTATTATTAACTTCTTTAGTGGTGAGGAGAACTCAAACTCAGAGATTCACGAGATGTTATCAAGGGTTGATAAACTTATAGAACTATTCAAGGTAGCAGTGATCATTGCTCACCATACAGGTAAAGAAAGGGCAGATGATCTGTCGTTCATGTCTGCTCGTGGTGGTAGTGCTTTTGCCGGTTGGATGGACTCAGGTATCAAGCTGTCAGGTACAAAGCCAAACGTATCATTGTTCTACGAGGCAAGAAACGCAAGAGAGCCTGATCAACACCTAGCTTACTTTGACTTTGAGCGTGGCTTTTTTAGGGTGGTAGATGCACAAGACAGCCCTGATGAAGTAGAGATAGCTAGAGTTATAGCTGGAGCAATGAGTTCGTATAAGTTCTACACAAGGCAAGAGCTAGAGTTATTGGCTCGAACTGCATTGAAAGAGAAAGACTTAGCTTCGGGAGAAAGAGCAGCAAGATATGGTGTATCACATGTTCAGAAGTATCTTGGAGATAAGGTGAAGACACATAGCGTACCTGGTAAAAACACTTGGTATTACTTAGAAGATAATCAAATGGAGAAACCTTGGGATAAAGATGAAAGAGATTGAAGCAATACAAATGCGTAAAGATTTAGAACGCATAAAAGAGTATGGTTTTACTGATTCTTCTATAAGTAGATACATTGGTAACATAAGTGATCGTGCGGTAAGAGAATTTGTATCTAATAAAAATCGTATGTTGAGCGATGCAAATCATATTGTTTTGAAAAAATGGATAGAAGAAACAATTCAAAAAATAAATGATCTAGAAACATGATTAAGATATTACATGGTAGTTGTTTAGACAAACTTAAAGATCTAGAAGATCAATCTATCAATACTTGTATTACTTCTCCGCCTTATTGGGGGTTGAGAGACTATGGCGAAGGCGAACAGCTTGGTTTAGAAGAAACACCAGAAGCATTTGTAGAGAACTTAGTTAAGGTATTTAGAGAAGTAAAACGAGTGTTGCGAGATGATGGAACTGTTTGGCTTAACTTGGGTGATAGTTTTTTACCGAACAAGCAATTAGGTTGTATTCCTTTTAAAGTAGCAATGGCTTTACAAGAAGATTCATGGATTTTAAGACAAGACATCATCTGGCATAAACCTAACCCAATGCCAGAGAGTGTTAAAGATCGTTGCACTAAGGCACATGAATATATATTTTTATTGAGTAAGAGTCCTAAGTATTATTTTGATAATGAAGCGATAAAAGAGGATGCCAAGTTTCCAGATGGGCCTGATTCAGCAGATAAAATAAAAAAAGGTGTTGGCAAACATGGTATGGACACTAGATCAGGGTTACATAAGATAGGTGCTAACCCCAAGAGAAACAAACGCTCGGTGTGGACAATAACAACCAAGCCATTTAAAGGCGCACACTTTGCAACCTTCCCTATGGATTTAATAGAGCCATGTGTGTTAGCTGGTTGTCCTGAAGGCGGTACAGTCTTAGATCCCTTTGGTGGTTCTGGAACTACAGCTTTAGTAGCCAATAGCCATAACAGAGACGCTGTATTGATTGAATTGAACGAGGAATACATCGAGATAGCAAAGAAAAGATTAGGTGTTGGCACTGATCTTTTTAATAAAATTGAGATTAAATATGATTAAGATATTAGATGTGTGTTCCGGGATAGGAGGATTCAGCCTTGGACTAGAAGCTACAGGTGGTTTTGATACTGTAGCTTTTTGTGAGTATGATGAATTCTGTCGTAAAGTATTAAATAAACACTGGCCTGATGTGCCAATATATAAAGACCTAAAGGAGATTGGAAATGAACCAACAAGACTTATTCAAGAATTTGACCTCATCTGTGGAGGAGTCCCGTGTCAACCGTTCAGTGTCGCAGGAAAGAAAAAAGGCAAGGAAGACGACAGACACCTCTGGCCGTACATGTTTAAAATTATTAAGCACAAAAAACCCACTTGGGTCATTGTCGAAAACGTTGGTGGCTTCGTCAACGTGGCACTCGACGATGTGTGCCTTGACTTGGAAACCGAAGGTTACGCCACGCAATCGTTTATTATTCCAGCTTGCGGTGTCGAAG